CTCGGTCCCATGATACAAATCCATAGACGCAATATCTGGGGGAGTGTTTTTCTCTGCCTGCCATGCAGTTTTGCGCGCCATGCGAGCCTCGGTGGACATGTCCAGGCCCTTGATACGCGCGGCTTCCCACTCAGTCGCGCCCTCAATATCGGTCCCCGCATAGCCATTCTTCTGCGCTTGCGTCAGTACCTCAGCACCCGCCTCAGCGTCAGCCTCGTCCTGCTTCGCCTTGGCTGTCTGGTATTCACTCCACGCTATGCCATCATAGTTCGCATAGACCTTCTCACCGCCAACATCGCGGGCCAGAGCATCAAGCAAGCCCTGCTCATCAGCAACGTCGAACCCAGCCTCTTGCGCAGCAAGGACCATATCGTCTGTAAATCGACCGCTCTTGTTGTTCAGGAGCCCGCGTGGCTCGCCTCCGGTAATCCGCTGGACCTCACCCGCCATATGCGTCAGTTCGCCCTCAGCGCCCTCGCCTATGCGTTCCCTGATGCCACCTTGCGCACGGATGAACTGCGACAGGGATTGCGGCTCTTTCATCGCAGGCAGGCGCTCAGACTTTGGTTGCGGCCCCTGAACGCGAAGTTTCAGCTTGTCGAATATGGTTTGCTCGTTAACGCCGTCCTCAGCAAGCCTGCGGAATACCGCGCCCCATACAGCGCCGGCAGCTTCTGCCTCTTGCGGGCTGCGGCCCGCCTCAAGCAACATCTGCTTGACCGCGCCCTCGACCTTCTCGAACCCTTCAAGGGCCTGCGTGGCCGCATCGAAACGGGCATTCAGTTCTTCAATGTAGATATCATTGGCATCTGCTTCAGCCTGGTCACGGAACTCGGCCATCGTCATGGCGTCCGGCTCAGTCCGCATGATGTCGGCCAACTGGTCGTATTGTGCGCGATCGGGCAGTGTCAGCAGGCGTGAGGCGTCGATCTCGATGTCATTGCCGTTCTCGATCGCGTCCATGATCTGCTCATCATTGACTTCGAGAAGCTGCATGAGCGCGCTGAAGGCTTCCGGGTCATCCTGCTGCATGAGGCGAATACCCTCGTCATCAAGCAGCACCGTCTCGCCTTCAGTGGAGTTTTCGACAAACTGGCGCACGGCTTCACGCTGGCGCTGGAACACGGGAGCTGCATCGACGGCATCGCGGACATTGCCCATACGCTCATGAGCGTCTTGCGCCCTTGAGCCGCGCATCTTGCCCGGCAGGGAGATTTCAATCAGCATCTGGAACAGGCCAGCAGAGGCAGCAGCAATTCCGCCCTGCTCAAGCAAGCCCGAGAAGAGTAGAGCCTCCCGGTCATAGCCCAGCGTGATGAGGTTCTGGCCGATACCTTCACCGATCTCCTGAACAGCTTCTTGGCCTGCCTGCCAAGCAGTACGCCCCAGTGCGGCAGAAACGACCTTGCTGCGCATTCCTGCCGGAACAATCTTCATGATCGAGTTGAGACGGACCATTTCCGAAAGCCCGGTAACGGCAGCGCCCGCAGATAGAGCGGCGGGCTGTGTTGATGGGTCAATTCCTCGAACGCGCATGGCGTCGGCCTGTTGATCGGCGCCCATACCAAGGAACATGCCTGATGCGAGGCTGGTGCCGCCCGAAGCAACCGAGAGAAGAAATGTCGTCAGTATCTGGCCAAGGCCACCGATGATATGATCCTCTATACCCTGATTATCCGGTGCCCACGCTTCGCCAATATCCTTGCCGGTTCCGCCAACCTGACTTGCCACGCGACCGGGGCCAGCATAAGGCGCGACCGCATCATACAGCCTGCCCAAGTCGGAATCGCCCTGATCGGCGCGCCATTGGGCCTCAGCCTCATCCAGCTTACGAGCGCCAGGGACGACATTCGTTCCGATCTCAACATAGGCGTTATAGAGATCGCCAAGGCCAGAGAGGCCGCTACCGATTGATTGCGGTACAGCTGCGGCAAAGGACCGGCCAAGGTCGCCCGTCTGCTTGACCGGATTTTCCAGCCATCCGTCTTTCGCCTTGTTCTCAGGCTTCGGGCCGCGATAAATTGTGGTGAGCGCATTCGATACGGCGTCTGTGATGCCAGCACCAATGGGGGCATTCTTCTTGCCCGCAATCCGCGCCTCGATCTCTGCCAGCTGTTCAAGGCTATCGCGTGACACCGCCGCAAAGCGCGGGTCCGTCAGGGACTCGGTGAGCTTGGGCGACCGGCTCAGGATAGCGCCCGTTGCCGTCTCCTGCTCTGCCGCTTTGATCGTATCGCGTTGACGCCATGCCGTGCCGAAGTCGATGCCCCTGCGACTGGACAGGTCGATGACCTCAGCAGCTTGGTCTGGCTGCATGTCCTGTGTGGCCCTCAGCGAGCCTTGTGCGCTTTCTGCCCGACGACGCTTAGCCTCAGCCAGCAGGTCATCTGGCGTCATCATCGGCGCCTGCTCAGCAGGAACCTCGCCTGTTTCACGGCGGCGCTTGGCTTCTGCGAGGAGTTCTTCAGGGGTCATTTAGCGCCTTTGCCTTTAGCGGCCGCGAGTTCTTCAGCCGTCATCTTGCGACCACCATATCTGGTGTAACCGTGGCGCTGCCAAAGGAGGTCTTTTTCGCGCATAGTATCCAGATCACGGGCATCTTGCGCCAACTGCTCGCGGCTCACCTCAGCCTCACGCATCCGGTCAAACGGCCTTGGCGGCAGCTCAGCCGTGCGCAGTCTCTCAGCGACATACCCGGCACCAGCCTCCGCTGCGCTATTGGCAGCGCCAGACAAGCCGTCGATCATGTCGCCTGAGACGCCCATAGGCGCCATGTCCTTGGCGTCCATCGACATGGCTGGATCATTCGCCGTCTGTTGCGCCTGCTGCCGAACGGCAGCCATCATTTCAGTGACTTCAGAAGGTGTCGGATTGATGCCTGACGCGCTGAAGTTCGCCATCGCTGCCCGATACATCGCCGTCTGAAGATTCTCGCCTGCTGTGCGGGACATATCGAACGCTGTTTCGCCCATCATCTGGCCGTTCTGCGCAACGATAGCGTTGAAAGCGACCTTGTAAGTCGCCTCGACATCAGCAGATTGAAGCACACCCTGATCTGGGAACGCCGCCAATGCGGCCTGCACATGCTCTTTCGGAATTACACCGACTTCGGTGATCTGCCCCCGAGGTGTGGACTTGCCAGCCCACCAGTCGCCAGGATTCTTCAGCTTGACCTTGACAGACAGTGCCTCAAGCGTCTCGTCGCGCCAGTCGTCAGACGGCTCCTTGCCATTTTCGCGGACATAATCGCGTTGCATGGCGTCGTAAGTCTGAAGAATGCCGCCCTTGGTTGCGGCACCCTTGTCACCATCAAGGACAATGCCTGCATTGCGCAGAGCCTGAACAGCCGCCGCATCGAGCGTGCGCGTGCTCTCAGCCTGCTTCGGATCGCCCTTGTTGGCCATGAATGACCATTGCTCAAGGTCAGCGTCACTGATGCGGTTCTGGTTCTCAGACAGGTATTTCTGGGCGCCGACGAAATCTTCCTTGCCGATCAGGTTAGCGATTTCAGAATACACCGCACGATCGGTCTTGATCTTGCCTTCAGCAGATTGAGCCGCAGCCCGAGCAGCCTTGGCAATCTCATGGTTCTGCATTGCAATCTTTGTCGTGCCGGGAATATTCGCCTGGACACTCGACGGGATGCTGGCATAGCTGCGACCTTTAGCGATCAGGTTCCACGCCTCATTGGACGCCTCATTCTCAGTCGCAGTCTCGGCAGCATCGTTCTGGGACTTCATCCCGCCAATGCGTTGTTCAACACCTATGCGCAGGTCTTTGTTCTCGATGTCGCGAGCCATCTTGAGTGCCGCGCCATAGTCATCCTTGGCCAAGTTCATAAGTTCATCAGACTTGTCGATGACCGTATTGGCTCGCGCTTTCGCCTCGAACACATCATCCAGCTTTGCGCGCTGCTCAGGCATAATGCCCGCACGAAACTCCGCATCCTCAAGCAGCAGGCTTGCCTTGGCCAGAGATATGGAGTCGCCCGCATCCATCAGGCCCTCGATCGTCGCAATGTTGCGGATCGATGTGCCGGCCTCAACACCTGCCTGTATCTTGAGCGCGTACTCTTCAGCGCCATCCTTGGTCAGCAAGCCGTTCTCAAGCTGGGCGCGACCAAGCGCGGATGCCTCCACACGGGCATTTTCCAGCACCGTGGGATCGGATTCAGGATCAGAGGCCAGCTTCAGGAACGCATCCAGCACGCCCATCGTCCTGGCTTTGGCGCCATCGATCTCACGGACACGCACAAGCTCGCGCGTCTTCTGGCCGTACCGCATGACCGTCTCTTGTGCCTTAGCTTCCCACAGGCGCTTGTGCATGGGGGAAGACATGTTCGCACCTGTATTGGCCAGAACCTTCTTTGACGCTTCGGCAAATCGGCTTTCAAGGGTGGCTGGATCGGCATTCGTATCCCGCTCAAGTGCACGATATTCCCGGCTCAGCAGGTCCTCATTCTCGATCTGAGCCTTGGCAACCTCAGCCTCGATATGGGATATCCGAACCTTCGTCGCATACTCATTCAGCGCAGCGCCCGTATTCGACAGCTGCTCCGCCATCGGGTCAGCGCCCGAGACACGGTTCTGCGAGACCGGAGAAATGTTGTTCCGAACCTGGCTGTTCTGGATGGGATCACGGGGTAGGACTGGCATTTATTCCAGGTATCCCGAGAAGTCTCCAATGCCCTGTGAGTTCACGCTCACCTTTGGAACTGTGCTGGTTGGTGTCGTAGTCCCACCGCCACCGAACTTGTCCGCCCATGATGCGCCACCCTTAACAATCGTCGTCGCAGCTGCCAGCCGACTTGCGCTACGCTGCTCTCTCGCCTGAGCCAGCGCAATATCACCGCCCTGACGGGTGACTTCGCCCTTGTACCTGATCTGCGATGCGCGCTCCTCAGCGCCGGCCATCTCACGCAGCTGGTCAAGAACTGACGTGCCAACCGCCTCTTTCTGGATTGCCACGACTGTCGCATCTGTTGTTGATCCCCCGCCAGCTGCCGCGTTCGCGCGCTGCTTGGCGAGGATTTCATTCATCCGCTTGGCAATGATGCTCTGGTTATGTGAGGCAACCGCGACTTCCTGCCCTGCCTGAATATCGAGATTGTCCGCCTCGGCATAGGCTGCGTCACGATTAGCCTTGCCCGCCCTCAACGCCGAGTCGCCCGCCTTGATCTGTCCGGCTGCACTCATCGCTGTTCCGGCTGCCATGAGGGTTAAAGTAACTGGGTCCGCCATTACGCAGCCTCCCCCGTCAACCAAGACCAAGTTTGTCCTGTGGTGAGCCGCTGAACGGTCCCATACCCAACACCAAACTCTCGCGCGAGAGGCCGCAACTGCTCGCCCGTGCCAGCCCTCTCGTAAATTTCAATGACCTGCGAATGAGTTAATTTTGCGCTCATCTCCATCCGACCGGCGACCCATGTGCCGTGCACCACCCGATCATCGGCATTTTCTTTTGCTGTTGCCCATCGGATGTGGGCGGGATTGCAGCAGGCCCGGTTGTTGCAAGAGTGTGCAGCCTGAAGGCTGTCGTCGTCTGGTTGACCATGCGCTGCTATGCAAACTGCCCGCGAGACAGTCGTAGTGCCGCGCGCCAAAGATAGGCGACCATACCCGTTTTTATATTTTGCGAATGGCCAGTTCAGGCAGTCATCACTCTCAAAAGCAATAGCCATATCCAAAAAGTCCGAAGCCGCATTTCTGGATGTGCGCAAAGGACCGCCATGTCGCGGGTCGCCATGCTTCCGATTGCGCTCATAATGGCCCGAACAATATCCGGCGCTACGAGACGGCCTTTTGCACTCGGTCAGTTTGCACTGCGTCACTGAGTCTGCCATCTAGTTCCAGTCTCCATCTTGGCAGCCCGTCAGGGCTTAATCCTGTATCGACAAACCCGAACCGCTCCAGCCATGCCCGAGCCCTTGGTTTGCGCTCATCCATGTCAGCCCAGATCGTCTGAACTCCCGCTTCACGGGCCGCTATAACTACCATATGGGCTAACCTGTGGACGCATCGTGGAGGGGTGCCGCGACTGTCAAACACCGCCCAGAACTTGCCGAACCTCAGCCAGATGCCGCCAAGGCATTGCAATTCACCCTCGCTGTCTCGCAGCGCGTACCCCATGATGGTGCCGGGAATAAATGGCGCGTCCCATTCCTCAAAATGAGCGCGCGTCAGGACTTCAACCCTAGCCATTGACCTTCATCTTAGGCGCAATTCCGAGAACGGTTGCAGGCCCGGCCCCAGACATGCGGATCGTCAGGCGTGTATCCCGGCTGGTTTCGCCCATGACCTTGAACTCACGGTCCTCGGTGAACACCTGGACCGGGCTGTCATAGGTCAGTGTCCCGTCATCATCCCGGTCTGGCAATATCTCCATGTCGGTGAAATCATCATATCCGACCTCAAGGCACCCGCCTGCCGTCTCATGGACAACAACGCTTGCGTCCTCAAGCTGCTTGTTGGTGGCGAGGCTGGAGCCCATCTGAGCACCCCAGTTGAGCCGTGGGCCCTTGTAGAGCCCGTCATACTTGAGGCCGATAATCGCATATGTCACAGCGTAATCCAGTGCAGCAATGCCACCAGATGCAACCGTGTAAGGCCCGCTGATGCGACCATTGCCCCAGACATACACGTCTTCCCTGCCCTCAAGGTGGGATAGTCCGCTGGAGATGACAGACGTTTCGGCACCGTCATACACCGCAGATGCGTGAAGCCGGTTCGCTTCGCTGACCGTATCCCACTCCTGGTTTGCCAGTTGCTCGATATAGCGCACCGTCCCACCGTCAACAGTGCGCTTGATGACGAAATAAACCTCGTCCTCATCACCGCCAGGCATGCAGCAGACGCTTTCAACAAAGCCGTCAACCTTGAGCCGGCACCATGCGACCACGCTTTCATCAAGATCGAACACAAGGCAACCGCACTCACCATCCGCCCTGACAGCCCAGACGCGCGGCTCAGGCTCAGTCTGGTATGCGATCGATACAAACCCGCCCGCTCCTGAAATCTGCCTGTGCAGGCGCGTTAGGTCGATTGTGCTGAACGATGATGACCCGTCTGCCGGCCCGAACCAGTACATGCGCTTGGCCGTCCGGTTGATAAACACAGCCGCATCGTCAATCACTGCCGGGTCCGCATCCAGCGACCCGCGTGTCTTGACCCCCCGTGACTTGACGTTCTCAGGCATCAGAACATCATCCAGTGCGTTCGATGATATCTCCGCCTCGAACCCTGACAGGCCTGCGACAAGGCGAGATGCCCCAGCCAGCCAGCGTGTCGAACTCATGCGCCCGCCAAATGTCCGGCCAATCGCCTGATCTGCGAGCGGGCCAATGGCGAAACTCCCGAAATCATCCGAAGCAGAGCCCCAATAATAGTTGCCCCGCGCCGTCCATAACCGCCCGTCAAACAGCGCCACCGCAGCAGGATAGCCATATCGGACGGACCATTCACCGAAATTCCAGAGCGTAGTGGCTGTCGTCTTGGCAAAGGGCTCGATCACATCGACCGTCACCTGGTTATCAGCGTCAACCGTGATAACCCGCGCCACACCATCAGTGACGCCTGAACCATAGGTAAGCTCAACCGTTGCCGTCCCGCTGCTATAGGCGGACATGCGCAAGCGGTAATAGATGATCTGGTTATCAAGGTCATCATCGATCGTCACGGCGGTCGCTGACGTGTAGCTGGCAAACGTGCCGAACGAATATTCATTGCCGATCGACCGCTCCAGCAGGATCGTGCCGGTGAATGTTCCCGTGATCGACACCTGGAACTGGCGCGAGGTCGTGATACCGCTCACACGTATTGCATCCGTCAGGTTATCGACTGCGCTGAAATCCTCAGTCTCAAACTGGCCGTCATGCGTCAGGCGGATCAGGGCGCCCACATCCGTTGTGGCAAACAGTTCTGTCGATGCTGTCAGGGTCGTGGTTCCCGTGCGCGCCGCAGCTGTCAGCGTCGTATCTGTCAGGTTGAGCGGCGCGAATGGCCCGTCATACTGGACCCACGGGCGAAAACTCCACGAGTTTTGCCCCCGGCGCTCAAGCACTTGCATCTCAGCCCCACCCCCGGCGAAGAACACGGTGTTCAGGGATTGTGCATGGCGAACGCTTGGAATCGCGCTCGCAAGATAAGGCGTTTCGATTTCCATGACGCCCGGCGCAATGCGGGCAAATCCATCAAGAGTCGCAGTCCCAACACCAACCATGCGGAACTCGACATAATAGGGTGATACTCCCGGCGTGAAGCTGACAATGTGGAATCCCGGCAGGAACGGGCTGTCCGTCAGAACCTCTTGCCCGCCAGCAGACGTGCCGACGCGGAGCACAAGAGGGCGGCGTGTGATCGTGAACTCGAATGAAACAAGATCAGTTGGCGCGGCTGTCGTGACAGACGATCGCGCAATTGCGATATTGCCCGCCGTGCCAGTGAATGTGATGACAGAGCCGACGATCCCGATGGATGACATTAGGCGTAAACCCCGAAGAATGAGCCGGTGAAGTCATATGTGAACGTATAATCAGGCGTTGGCGCAGCGCCGCCACCCGCCGGAACAACCGCGCTTTCGTCCGTGAATGTCCCAACTGTCGCAGCCGCGCCCGTCAGCGACACAAGCCCGCCCTCAAACACCAGCCTCAGAACATTGTCAGAGAACTCCATTGCGAACCGATCAGTCTCACTGAATATGAACGGGCGAAGATGGGCCGTCGCATCAGATGGCGTGGAGGCGACAAACACCGTTCCCGGCATCTTCGACATGCCCCCCTGAACGAGCGGAAAGATATTTTCCATGGTTTCAGCGCCGCGTTCGTAGCCCTCAAGGTCTGTGCGGGCGAGCGCTTCCTTGCCCATCTCGCCCTTGTTGAACGCGAGGACTTCGTTCTTGGACTTGACCATCAGTAATTCCTTGACGTGCGAATACCCTGTATCCGGGCTGTGACGAATGCCCCGGCTGGCTGGCGATAGACAGGATCACCCCGTGCATCTAGCGCCTTCGCATCGACCGTGCGGCTATCAACAGCCTTGCCAATTCGGACGCGCACCGCATCGCTCTCGTCAGTCGAAGGGTGAACCTCATCAGCGAGCCACGCAGCCACCATGTCAGCGAACTTCTGCGACCAGCTTCCCACCTGCGTGTAATAGGTTTTATCGATGTACTTGGCATAGGTGGTTTCCGAATTGGTCAGGATGCGCCCGCCACGGTCCTCGAAGTCGATCGAGGGCCGCTCAAAATCCGTTGCATTCGTCACCTTCAGCAGCCGGACACATGCAGCAGGCTTGTTGAATGTGTAGTCCCAGCCATCAAGCGCCGGCAGGACACTCGATAGCAGCACCGTGGAGGACGAAAAATTCCAGTCATGGTCCTCGAACCGGGAGGCAACAACGTCATCCCACGCATTCAGGCACTTCTTGACCGGCTTGCGGGTCTCATCCAGCGCCATGCTTTCAGGCTCACCGAGAAGCCTGAGCGCGTTGTTAATTATTGAGGCCTTGGTAGCCATCAGGCAGCCTCACTCTCCGCTTCAGCGTCAGCCTTCTTGGCTTTCGTGGGCTTCGGCGCAATAGCAGCCTTCACGGCAGCGCGGGTGTTCTCGGCAGCTGTGCGGGTCGCAGCAATAGCATGGGCGCGGATCGACGCGGCTTCCGTCGACAGGAAGCCCGTCTCCTTCTCAACAGGCTCGCCATTGTAGAACAGCCCGTGATGCTCGGCGCCGCCAAGCCATTTGCTGGACCAGCCTTTCGGGAACGTCTGAGGAGTGTAATCCGTCAGCGCAATCCGCTCGCGCGTGACGCATTGGCTGGTGCTCAGGGACTGAGCCATGACCTGGAGTTCACCGAACCGGGAATAGTCCTGCCACTCGATCTCGATGATATCGCCAACGGTCAGCATGTCAGACGCCATCACCTTGCCAAAATACTCAGGCGAGCGAACCTCCTCGATGGAATGATCCACGGGAACGCGGCAGAGGTACTTGTTACGCGACTTGCCTGCGACTTCGAGGCTGATGTTTTCCATCTTGCAGTGGGCGGTCATGTTCTCTCCATGAGCAAAGGGGCCAGTGTTTGTGCAACACTAGCCCCCCGCATGGTGATAGCGCGTGAACGCTATTAGGCCGTGGCAGCCACAGACAGGGCCGTCTCGGTCGAGACCGTTGCCGCGTCACCGCTGACGGAGATGACAACATAGAGGCTGGCATCTGCCGGAGGAGCAGAGGCCTTGGCCGCAGTGCTGACTGGAACAGCAGTTGTCCAAACGACCGCGTAGACCAGATCGCCAATCTCCATGCCGCGAGCCGCGCCATCAGAGAAGTGACCAACCGTGTCAACAGTGCCGGTGGCGTCGATACCGTGGTAGATCCAGAGATTGGTGCCGAGAGGACCAACAGCCGGAACAGCCAGAGAGAGATAGTTCGTATTATAAGCCATAGTTCAGGGTTCCTTTGCTTACGCGATGGCTGCGGTGTCGTCGGTGATCGCACGGATCACGCCACGAGGCAGGGCGAGGGCGCGAGCGTCCTTGACCTTGCCCCATGTTTCCCAGCGGTCTTCAGGCTCGTAGTAATACATGTGAACCTCTGGCTCGCCAGCAATCTGGTGGGCAACCGCGTCTTCATGCCAGATGTGGCAATCAGCCGTCGATGTACCGAGACCGGAAAGGTTCGTGGCCATGAACCACTTCACGCCCAGCCAGTTCCAGTAGCCATTCTCACCATAACCCGCCGTGCCAGCATCGACCTTCTTGACGGCGGTATAGTCTGCCGACTTGAACTCGTTGATAGTCATCATCTGGCCGAGGGCCTTCGGTGTCAGAGCGCCCCAGACACGGCCATCAGCAGGGACATCGTTTGCCCAGAGCTGCGTGGTCCATGTCAGGATGCTGCCGAGAGTGCCGAGATCAACAGCAGAGGCCGAAACCTCATTGGTTGTGGAGTCGAGCATCTCGATAATGCGCGCATCCGACTTGCGGTGACATGCAGCAATGACCTTGCGGTACTGCTGGGCGCGGTAGTTTGGGTTACCCTTGAAAGCATCAAAATCATCGATCTTGTACTTCTTGAAGAACTCTTTCGGGGTGTCCGACACTTGGCTGTTCACCAGGTTAGAGACGGGGATCGAGCCATCACGGCCACGTTCCATTGCCTCATCGGTCAGTCCGGTTACATCCCAGTAGATGGTGCCGGCGCGGTCGAGGCCATCAGAGCGAACTGCCTTCATGAACAGGGATTTCTCCCGCTCGAAGTCCGTCTTGAACTCGTTGTTGTACATGCTGCGCTCAAGGGCGCTCACGGTATTTACAGACATGATTTAGGGTTCCCTTGTCTGGGTTGAATCAAAAAAGGGCGATAATGGATATGCCTGCGGATAAGCCCGTGAGGGGGCCGCGTTGGCGTCCGGGGTAGTTTATCGCAGGGCCGGTTTCCCGGTAAGCTGCGTGACCTTGGATCTACCCCTCGCCATAACGGGCAGGCCCTTGGTCAAGGCACGTACGTACTACCGTGCCGATCTTGCTTTACGCTCCATCAGCTGCTGCAGGCGGGCGCCCGGCGCTGAAACTTCGGCGTATTTGGCTTTGTCGGTGTCCCGATAGCCCTCTAATTTCTTGATCTCCGCATCCAGGTTGTCACCTGCCAGGCCGTCACCGCTCACAAGCGTCTGGAGGAACACAGGGTCCTCGCCAGAGGCGCGCGATGCGGCAGTCATTGCCTTGATGAACCGCTTGTCAGTGCCGAGGACGCTGCCATTGGCGAGTGTGATCTGGAGAATGTCGTCAGGGTCATCCACGTCGAAGAATGACTGGATGCCCGCCTCGGCATACTTCTTGTTGATCTCGTACTCCGAACCCCACTCAATCTTGAGGTCTTTCTCAGTCTGGACGCGGGCCATCTCAGCACCAGCCGCCATCTGGGCCGTCTGCTCAGCGAGGAGACCATAGTACAATTCGTGAGCCTGGTTGACACCTTCAGGAGTCGCGAGGAACCCGCCCTTCTTGTGAAGCTGTTCAGTGATCGACCCGAGAAACGCCTTATCAGCGTCGGAGACTTCAAGGCCATCCGGCACGGCAGCCGTGATCGTGTAATCCTTGGCGGCAGTCGGGATGCCCAGCTTCTTGTTGAACTCGGCCTTCTGCTCATCGGTGGCATCTTCGCCTAATAGCTTGATAACGCCATCGTCGCGGTTTCTCAGGGCTGTCTGAGTGTCCTTGAACGCCTTGTTGAAATCGGCAGGCGTGTTGTATTTCTGCAGGTCCTTGTATGACTTGTCGTCTTCGCCAGCGAGAGTGCGGCGCCAGTCGGAGGCATCGGGAGCTGGGCCGTCTGCCACAGGAGCATCAGGTTGCGTTCCCTTGTCTGCCACAGGTGCGACAGGAGGAGCGCCCGCGACGGGGGCGGTTGTGGGGGCAGGTGCGGCATGGGCTTCAGGTGCAGTAACATCAGACATGAGTAGGCCTTTCGGGTCTCTATGCTGCCATTATGCACGGGGGCTGGGGATACGGTGTGAATGGCCTATTCGTCAGGCTCACGCGCCTCGAACAAGCGGATATCTGCAAGGGATGCCAACTGGTAGCCAACCCACTTGCGGCCAGCCAGGAACCCTGCTGAGCGTTCTGACATGACCGCAGGTTCAGATGCCGTGATCGGGGCCAGCACGTTCAGGAGCAGGTTCGCAATGATCCGCTGTTGCGGGCCGGTTGCCGTGCCACGGAAGAATGCACGGGCTGCCAGTTGCTCTGCCTCGTCGAATGGGCGGGACTGATCGGCGTGGAGTACGTTGGTCATGCGTTCAGCTCCGCAATGCGCGCATTACACTCTGCCAGTTTCCAGGTTGCCGTCGTGACCGGGCCGCAGACTTCATCATTCGCGTCTAGCGTCTGCTTGTCAGTGGTCGCCATCACTTAAATCCTTTGTGGTTCATGTCCTCGCCCCGATTTCCTTGGGCGACGTGGTAAAGCTCGTGACGCAGGACAGGACCAGCGCCAGCACGATGGCGATCAGGGCTATCCAGATTGCGTGGCCGGTGCGGTCGGTCACAGGGTAACGCCTGTCTTGGCAGCGGTGTAGGCTTCCAGCTTGGCACGGTCTGAGGGGCTTAGTGTTCCAGTGCCGAAGGTGCCGCCGTAGAAGCGACCTGAGATGCCGTTTACCCAAGTGGTGTTTCGATCCGAAAACAGCGCCAGACCCTGAACAGACCCGCTATCATCGAACGGCGCGAACTCCGTCCCGCCTGCCCCGCCGTTATATCGGCCCGTCATTGCGGCTGTTGCTGTTTGCTGAACGGTTACGACAGCGGCTGTGGCAGATGATCCAGTCGCAAGCGCTCGGAGCGTGCTTCCATTTGCATCGCGCCACGACCATGGAGACCCACCCGCGTCGATCATACTGCTATGCAAGCTATCTGATGTAGCAAATGCCCGGCGATTGATCGTATCACTCCGCCACCCCCCAACATGCCACCAAGTCTCACCGAGGTCGAGCGTCGGGCTGACCTGCATCCAGTCGTCTGTGCCGTCTGGTTGGAGCCAATGAAGGCCGCCTGCGGTCTTGTAGAGAGGACGGGCTGCATCGCTTGGGGCAAGGGCGTGGTGGCCGGGGAGGGCTTTGACTGCATCAATCGTCAGCGCAAAGGATCGGTTTAGGGCTGGACTGGCAAACTGAGCTAAGCCGCCCAATTCGGTAAAATTCCACAGAATCGTGTACGTTCCAGAATCTAAGAAAGTCAAAAGTGTAGTAGTACCGTCTCGGAGTATGCCCGCAATTGCAGAGCCGGGTCCGCCTGCCGCCACAGTGAACCGAACATAGTGCCAGCCAGTAGATATATCCACATCGACATATTGGTTCTGTGAGCTATCAGCGTTACGATAGACAGTCCAGACACCATCAGTCTGTGTTGCTGCTGATCCAGCGGTAGCGCCGCCGACTGCATCACCTGAATAATCCGTAGCAGCCGCAATAAACGCAGCCGCCGTCTTGGAACCCATCTGGCTCTTGTCCAGCATGATGCCGACAGTCTGACCGTCTGCGCTGACAATATCACCACCAGTTCTCGACTGGTAAAGGCTGCTCAGGTCTGACGGGTCGTAGAATGCCTGTGTGCTGCTCACCTGATTAGGGGAGAAGGCCAGGCCAGACACATCGCTGGCACCAGCTGGAACAGCCCACGTTCCATCACCTCTTAGGAATGTAGTTCCATCAGCTGTACCTGAGCCAAGTCTGGCCGAAGCAATTGTACCACTAGTGATATCACCGGCCGCATGAGTATGGGTAGATGAGGCGTACCCGGCAGAGGCATGGTTTCCCCATCCAAAAGCGGTGTTCCAGTTACCGCTATTGTCGGTAACGATTCCGTAGACACCGGAAGCAGTTCGTTTAAGGATACCGTTAGATGTAAAATCACCGTCAACGACAACGTCGGCATGGGATGTTTGAGACTTCAGATATCCTTCAGTTGAATGGTTTCCCCAGCCGTATGCCGTATCCCAATTACCTGAGTTGTTTGTAAAACCTGTAACATCTGTGATTGCGTGGGTATGCGTTGATGGTGTGAAACTAGCTGGCTTATTGGCAATTACAGACCATTCAGGTGTGACATCTCCAAGTTCTATGTAAGAAGCTTCAAGGGTCTTGGTTCCAGTTCCAGAATAAACCCAAGATCTGCCATCTGTTGTTACAACATGAGAGCCTTCGATTATTGCTGATTGTTGACTTGCATTCAGATCTGCGACGTCTCCGGTAGAGACAGTAGGCGCAGCAAACACAGCTGGAGGTATTCGAGCAATGTCTAGAACACCAGAAATAATGTCGTCTGCGCTGTGTACGTGAGATGCGGCAGCTTTGCCTGACAGGCTAGATGTAAGTCCCGTGACTTGAGACTGCGCGATTACCAATGCACTTTGGCGAGATGTCACATCAGATTCTGTAACAGTGTATCCTGTGATGTAACCGGCAGATCCATGATTTCCCCAACTGTAAGCAGCGTCCCAGTTACTAGAATTATCAGTAACGATCCCATAAGCACCAGCGCCTGTACGCTTCATGATGCCATTTGATGTAAAATCACCATCTACCAAAACATCTGCGTGGCTAGTTTCAGACTGAAGAGCAGAAACGGCTAAATTACCCTGAGCAACAGTAGCGTAATCGGCTCCCATTGCGGCAACCATTTCAGACCAACGGACGCTGTAAGCGGTTCCTGTTCCTGCAGTTCCTTGGGTTGCCCCAACTTTAATACCAAAAATATCGGTAGGCTGTGGCTGACCCATGATGACTCTCCGCTACGGTCTGGCAGGATATGCTGCGATATCAATACTTGAGAGATCCAAGCTAAGAACTTCGGCTTGAATAGCCTCCATCGCCGCAAGTGTCTCAAAAGCCTTACGCAGAATATAATTAATGCTGGTAGAGTTGGGTTGGCCGGGCACCCCAGGGATGGGAGAAGGGATATTTAGGTAATTCTCACTATGGCTATCAGTAAGATAATTATCAGACAGTATAGTCATAATTAAATCCTTTTATTCTATTAACGGCGTCACCTTAGCCTTACGCCCTGTCGGGCCTGCGGCCCTCCGGACGACGGCTAAGCTGCCGCCTTAAGTAATATAATACTCTTAAACTGTATAGTAAAAGAATTCCTGTGTTGTTTAAGAAAAAAGGACAAAAAAGAAGCTCAAGGTTTACTAATGATTTTTTTGGAGTGTCAACCCCCAAAGATTTGTTGACACCGGAGTCATTAAAAACAAAACAAATAACTTCACCTGATGCGCGAATAACTTAAGAATGGCTGGATCACCCAAATGAGACTGTTTAGCAAAAGTACTGTTAACAAAGACGATGATCACATGAAAAACTATGCAAAATTTGGGCAGGAGATGGATGCAATTCTTGCTGAAATCGCCACACACGAAGAAGACACAAGAATCTATTCTGAAAAAGCTGTCGATGCACATTCTGCTCGTCTAGCTGCCCAGGATGCACTTATGGCTAAACAGGCAGAGCTCACCACTGCTCTGACAGGTCTGGCTGATTTCATTAAAAGCCTGACCCAGCTTCCTGACTTGGTCACCAACACAGACGCTGCGATCGAGGCCGAAAGACTGGCTGAAGTTCGTCGTGCTGAAGAAGCTGCCGCAGCTGAAGCTAAGCGTATTGCAGAAGAAGCCGCTGCTGCACAAAAAGCTATTGAAGACGAGTTTGCTCGTCTTGAAGCTGAGCGTCTTGCAAAAGAAGCGGCCGATGCTGCAGAGATCCAGCGTATTCTTAAAGAGGTTGAGGCTGTTGCTAAAGCGGAGGCCGAAGAGCAGGCTAAAATTGAGGCTGAAGCTCAGGCCCTTTCTGATGCAGAAATTGCGGCCGCTTTGGCCGAGGCCATCAAAGTGACTGAACCAGTCGAAGACGTTCTTGAACTGGATCCAGTAGATATTGTTGACAATGTCACCACACCGGCTGTGAATGCCGAGCCAGGTGATCTTTTTGG